AAATGAAATCTCGTGCATACAATTCTGTTGGTGCTGGTGAAACACCAAAGTGCTATCACGGCAAGGCCCCATCATTTATGATGAACGACGTTCAAGATGGTGGCGGCGAAGGTTTTGGCAATGTGAAGGTCACGACTGATCTTCCGAAGTCCGCTTCTCCTGGTTCTGCTCAAGGCATCCGTACGGGTTCTGGCGATATCCCTAAGGCTGCACGGCCTGGTGGCTCGCAGGAAATCTAAGTGACAGATCACTCCTACAAGGAGTGCATCACCCAACCGCATCCCTGTTTCGCCTGTAAAATGAAGTATTGGCGTGAGGATGGTATTCCTGGGCTTGCGCTCCCTGACCATGACCATTGGAATGGTCCTACTTTGCGTGAACGTATTGACAGTACGCTTGCTTCGGCACGCGCAAACGGCTACGAACCTGAACGTTGTTAAGGCACATTTCTAATGGCTAAAAAAATATCTAAATCCGAATCTTTAAAGCGATACCGTAATCGTCTTGACCACGCTAAGCGTTGGCGCGAAGAAACTGGTTTGGATAAGACTTGGGAACGTATGCTTGACCTGTATAAAGGCAAGCATTTCCCTAAGGGGATTGGCGAAGAAGATCGCATTGCGATCAATATTGCGTTTTCAACGATTAACGTCATTTTCCCGTCCATTACTGTCAATCATCCAAAGATTGAAGTTATGGCTAATCGTCCTGCGGACGAAGATCGTGCTGTAATTACTGAATCTGTCATTAATTACTGGTGGAGACACTACAATTTCCGCACTCCTTTCCGTCGTGCTGCAAAAGACTTCCTAACTGTCGGCCACGGTTGGATTAAAGTCGGTTATAAATTTGCTGAGGGGGAAGAAGAACTTTCCGAAGGTGAAAAACGTGGTCAGTTTGAGGAAATGGTTTCTCAGGCTGATGAATATGCAATGGAAAATCCTGAAATGGCCAATGAAGTGCCTACGGATGAGGAAATTGCAGCGAATGTTCCTGAATCAAAGATGGTTATCCTTGAGGATCAACCGTATTTGGAACGTGTTTCTCCGTTTGATATGTTCGTTGACCCTGAAGCAACGTCTTTGGAAGACGCTAAATGGATTGCTCAACGCATTATCCGTCCTATTGAGGAAGTTAAGGAAGACAGCCGTTACAACGGTCGGGTCCGTCGTGATCTGAAGGCTGATGCTGTCCTTTCGTCTGATTGGTTGACTCAAGATCAAAAACGTAAGGTCGATAGCGACATTCAACGTGTTACGGTCTGGGAATTCTACGATCTTCAACGTGAAACCATTTCTGTTTTTGCTGAAGGTGGAGATGATTTCCTAATTGACCCTCAGGAAATGCCATACGAGTTTGGCCATCCTTACGAGTTTATTGCAAACTACGAAATCCCCGATGAGTTTTACCCCATCGGTGATCTTGAAATGATTGAGGCTCCCCAACAGGAACTTAACAAGACTCGTTCACAAATGATGAACCATCGTAAGAAGTACGGTCGCAAATATCTGTACCGTGCTTCTGCGCTTGGACCTGAAGGCCGTCAAGGGCTTGAATCTAACGAAGATAACGTTGCTATTGAGGTTGTTGATGATAATCAGCCTCTTGGTGATGTTATTTTGCCTGTTCCGATTACTCCTATGTCTGGTGATCTTTATCAGTACAGCCAAATCATTGAGGCTGATATGGATAAGGTTTCGGGTGTGAATGAATACGCTCGTGGCGCAACCCCTGAGGTGCGCCGTACTGCTACTGAAGCAGCGATGATTCAGGATGCCAGTAACGCTAGGTCTGCGGATAAGTTGGCTTTGATCGAACTTGCTATTGGCAATATTGCTCGCAAGATTGTTCAGTTGGCTCAGCAATATATGACTGGTGAGCAGGCTGCACGCATTGTTGGTGCTGAGGGTCAACAGTTTTGGTTTGATTTTACACCTGATGACATTGAGGGTGAGTTTGATTTCCAAGTTGAGGGCGGTTCTACTCAGCCACAGAATGATACTTTCCGTCGTCAGCAGGCTGTTGCGATGATGAATAGTTTGGCTCCGCTTATTGGGTCTGTTATTGATCCTCAGCAGATTGCTAAGCATGTGCTTCAGTTTGGTTTTGGTATTAAATCTCCAGGCAAATTCATGATGCCTCCTCCTCCGCCAATGGCTATGGGACCTGATGGTCAACCGATGCCACAAGACCCTAACGCTATGCCTATGGGTCCTGATGCTGGCATGGGTCCACCTAAGGGTGAACCTGGTATGAATGGTGAGCAAATGAATCCTATGGATTTGTTGGCTGCTCAAAACGCTGGTGGCATGGAACAAGCGGGTATGCAACCTGCCCCACAAACGAGTATGTCGCAAACAGGTCAGGGCGGTTTGCCTCCTGAATTGCTTGCTCAGTTGCAAAACCAAATGGGCTTGCAACTTTAATTCGGGACACTTTTAATATCTCTAATAGGGAATAACCCATGATCGTCATGGGACTCCAAGGAAAAAATGAGTGATATTGATACCACCGATGCTTCGGTGGCTGAAGATTCGTTCGACTCAACTGAAGGATTCGATTCGGCAGATTATTCTGACGGAGAGAACAACCCGATCAGCGGAGATTCACACGAATCTAGTGACTTTGTTTCGGAATCCGATTCACCTGAAGACTATCTTTTTGAAGTCGAAGGTTCTCAGATCACCCTAGATGAAGCACGAAACGGTTATCTTCGACAGTCTGATTACACAAAGAAGACTCAAGAACTAGCCGATATGCGGCAACGCCTCGCTGATGCTGAAGCCATAACGGAAGCATTGCGTTCTGATCCTGCCAACACACTTAAGGCTCTTGGAGAGGCTTTTGGGGTAGGAATGGATGTTCAGGAAACAGATTCTTTTATGGATCTTGATCCTGATGAACAGCGCATTGTTATTCTTGAGCAGAAGATTGCAGCGCAGGAACAAGCCGCAACCCAGGCCGCTATCGAAGCGGAACTGAACTCTATGCGTAGTCAGTATGGGGATTTTGATGAATCAACTTTGTTTGCTCACGCAATTAAGGGTGGTTTCCCTAATCTTCGTTCTGCTTATGCCGACATGAACTTTAGTTCTTTGCAGGCTCGTCTTGCAGAGGTTGAAGCGAAGAAGGCAGAAGAACAGAAGCGAGTTAATGCCAAACGGCAGGCTTCTAAGACTGTGCATAATGGTGCTGGTCGTAATGGATCTGTTGGTCCTGCTGGCAACGAGGGGTTTGGTTCTTTGCGGGAAGCGTATCTGGCAGCCAAGAAGTCATTGGGTGCATAAGCACCTCCAATTCCAAGGATAAGAAATGCCTAACCCTAATTACGATACAATCCTTTCAACCACTTTGGCGAACCACATGCCTAAGTTGGTTGATAACGTGTTTTCGGCACGTCCGTTTGTTTACTTTCTGAAGCAGGCTGGTCAGGTCCGTACCATCTCTGGTGGTTCTAAGATCGTCCTCCCGCTTCTTTACGGACAGAACGGTACTGCTGCGTCATACTCAGCGTATGACCTCATTAACATTACTCCGCAGACTGGCATCACCTCTGCTGAGTTCAACTGGAAGCAGTATGCTGCGTCGATCACCATTTCTGGTATCGAAGAAGCACAGAACAACTCAGAAGAGCAGATCATTGATCTTCTTGAGGCAAAGACCTTCCAAGCGGAAGAAACCATTACCGAAAAGTTTGACCAGATGTTTATTTCGTCGGGTCTTACCTCTAACGCTACTGGTAACTCTGGCAAGGATTGGCTTGGCCTTGAAGCCCTTGTGAAAGACAGCACGTCAACCAACATTGGTGGCATCAATCAGGCTACTGATACTTGGTGGGCTCCTGGTCACAAGAACACGTCTGCTGGTGCGCTTACGCTCGCCCAGATGCGTACGGCTTACAACACGGTTTCTGCTGGTAACGATCAGCCGAACGTGATTCTCACGACCCGTGCTTTGTTTGAGAAGTATGAAGACCTTCTTCAGCCACAAGAGCGTTTCATGGACGCTAAGACCGCTGATGGTGGTTTCCAGAACCTTCTGTTCAAGGGTGCGCCTATTGTTTATGACAACTATGTCACGGCTGGCGATATGTACTTCCTTAACACCAAGTACATCCGTCTTGTCGGTCACTCGGATAACTGGTTCAAGCCAACTCCGTTTGTTCGTCCGAACAACCAAGATGCACGTTACGCACAGATCCTGTGCTACGGCGAACTGACGATCAGCAACCGCGCTCGTCAGGGTGTTCTCACCGCCAAGACTGCCTGATAAAAATCTTTATCAAGCATTTGTAATGGGGCGGGGGTTTCGGCCCCCGCCCTGTTCCTATTTTAAGGGGTTTCTTTGAGGCAGATTGCAATTAGTTACGGAGCGAATGCTGTTCCAGCGTCGGGTGGTGTTACGGATTCTTCTAGGATTCAACATCAGAGTTCTGCTGTTCCTGCTATTGGTTCTGGTGCTGCTTTGCCGACTGAAACTATTGTTGATACCCATATTGGGTGTTCTGGCATGACTAAGGTTGGTGAACCTTGCAAGGCTCGTCCTGCACGGGGTACTGATTGGTGTGTCGGTCATCTTCGTTCTCGTGGTGAAATCTAATGGCTTATAACTTAGATCAGTTACGTCGCTATGTGCGACAGCATCTTGATTTGGACGAATCTGAAGTCCCAGATGATCTTTTGGATGTTTGGGCTAGGGACGCTACGATTAAGATTGCTCGGACTCGTAAGCGTTGGCCGTTCTTTGAAACGTCTTGGACGTTAACTACTGTTAACGACCAGCAAGACTATCCGTTGTCTGCGTTCTCTCCTGATGTGGATGAGATTACGTCTATTGTTCGCAATGATGCTCGGTTGCGTTATCTGGGTCGTGATGAGGCTGAAGCGGCATATTTGCCGTATCAGACGAATAACGGTTCCGTTGAGTTCTTTAACTTTTGGGGCGACAACCTGAGTTTGTATCCAACGCCTGCTGGTGGAGAAGTTCTTTACCTTCGTGGTTACCGCAAGGTTGAAGATTGGGTTGCTAATGGTTCGGGTGCTGAACCTGATTTCCCTGATGATTTCCATGATGCTGTGCGTCTATACATTTTGGGTATGGCGTATTTGCAACAGGAAGATCCTGAGATGGCAGGCCAGTTTATTAATGCGTTTAACGCTGAGATGGATTTGTTGAAGAAGCAGTACGGCGATGCTCCTGGTCCGTATCCTCTTGTTCTTGGTGGTGGCCCACGGGTTCGCCAGCAAGACCGTTTGAATTACCCGTTTGACTGATGCGATCCACTCCTAAGCGTACTCAACTTCATACGTTGCGTGATTTCACGGGCGGTTTAAATCTGGTTGCCGATACTTTCAGGTTGGCTGATAACGAGTCGCCTGATTTGTTGAACGTCGATATTGATCGACGTGGTGGCTTTCAGGTTCGACGTGGTGTTTATCCTTTTTCTAATACTGCTTTGTCTGCTGCTCCAAATGCTATTTGGACTTATAACGATACTGGAACCGTTTACACTATGGTTCAGGTTGGTACTGGTATTCGTTATGGTACTGGTAGTACATGGACCACTTTGACTAGACTTGTTTCTGGCGTTGCTACTAATGATCTTGGTACTACGACTGGTTCTGATGTTTGTGCTGTGACGTTTAATAATGTTTGTTATTGGGCTAGAGGTGATCGTGATATTGTTAAGTGGGATGGTGGCGCAAACGCCACTATCCTTACATCAAATTTTAACGACACCACTACGCCCACATCTGGAAATATTCCTCGTGCAGATCATATGGCTATTCATAGCGGTTATATGTGGGTTGCTGGAACTTGGGAATCTGGTACTTATTACCCTAATCGTGTTCGTTGGTCTTGGGCTAATACGTTTGATAACTCTGGTGAGAATTGGCGTAGCGAAGATTACATTGATATTGATGATGGCAAAGACTCTGATTACATCACAGCAATTATTCCTTTTGGGGATCAACTAATTGTATTTAAACGTGACTCTGTTTATGCTGTATACGGTTATTCTGGTGAATCATTTTCTGTTGTAAACATTTCCAATACCGTTGGTGCTGTTTCTCACCAAGGGGCTATTGCCACTCCTGCTGGTCTGTTCTTCTTTGACCATCAAACAGGTTTGAACGTTTATAACGGCAGTAGTGTAACATGGATTTTTGAACAAATTTGGCCTGCAATGCGAGATGGTTCCATCCCATCATCAGCAATAGATAATGTTGATTTGGGTTGGGTTGAAAACCGTTTGTGGGTTAGCGTTCCTTGGAGCGATCAGCCTAGTGTTCCACGGGCTTACACTTTTGTTCTTGACCCACGTTTAAAGCAAGGTGGTTCTTGGACAAAGTATTCGTTGCAGGCTGGCCCGTATTCTCGTGGTCATCGCAACGAAGACTATTTAGGGTATCTTCACAACACAAACAGGGTATATCGTCTTGATGTTCAGGGACAGTATTACGATTACCTTAACGATACTTCAGGCGCAACACCTATTGATGGTTACTACCGTACAAAATGGGTTGACCTTGGGGAGCCAGCAATTAAAAAGCGTTGGCGACGAACTGAAGCAGTAATGCAGGTCGATCAGCCTTATGATCTCCCTGTTGTTTCTTACAGCGATTATGACTCTAGTGTTTCTGTTAAAAACTTTATTTTTCGTTCAGCGGGAAATGAAACTTCTGCTGCTGCTAGTGTTTGGAATGGTGCTGGTGTTGTATGGGACACGGCTTTGTGGGCGAAAGAACAAGGTAACTACGGTTATGTGGATCGTGGAGCCAATCTTGGTGTTGCAAGATCGGTGTCATTGAAGGTTGGTGGAAAGGTTCTTTCCACAGCGGTCCCAGGTCAACCTCAAGCACCCGTCTTTTGGGGTGTTGATGCTCTTATTCTTAAGTTTGTGCCTAGGAGGGTACGATGACTGTTGTTTCTAAAACTTATAATTTTGTTCCTGGTGCGCCAATTTTGGCGGCTGAAGCAAACCAAAACTTTAATGACCTTGTTAATTACATTAACGGTGAGGTCATTGTCCGTGACGCTAGTAAGGCGTTTACGGTTATTCCGTCTGGTCCTGGAACTGATCCTACTAGTTCTAATCAGTTTGCTAGGAAACAGTATGTTGATAACGCAGACAATTTGCGTGTAAAGATTGACGGCTCAACGAACTTTACTGGTATCCCTAGTGGTCCTGCCACAAATCCGACTACTGCTAATCAATTTAC